AACATTGCTTCGTGGGTTCCGTTGGATCACGTGACTATGCCACCTAAGGTTAAGGCTTGGTTGGAGAAGGATAATGTCACTCCAATTGCGATGGCTCCAAATGGTGTGCGTCAAATGGAGCAGAACGGTATTGCTTGCGAGTATGTACCTCACGCTATCGATACAAAGATTTTTAAACCTACTACCAAGATTGACGGGCAGGATGCTCGTGAGTTTATGGGCATTACTGATGAGTTTGTTGTGGGTATGAACGCAGCTAACAAGGCTTCGGGGCTGATTCACCGCAAGGCGTTCTCAGAAAACCTGATGGCGTTTAGTATTTTCCGTGAACGTCACCCTGATGCTGTGCTTTACATTCACACTGATCCACTGGGTTCTGCTGGTGGTTGGAACCTTATCAAGATGCTGAAGGCGTTTGGTATTCCTAAGGAAGCCATCATGTTCCCACCGTATGTTGATTACAAGTATGGGATGCCTCAGGTTGATCTTGCTGGTTTGTACTCGGCTATGGATGTGTTCTTGGCTCCGTCTTATGGAGAAGGTTTTGGTCTAGGCACTATTGAGGCACAGGCTTGCGGTACTCGTGTAATTGGCTCTAACTGGGCGGCTACCCCTGACCTTGTGGCAGAAGATGGCTGGCTAATTGATGGTCAGCCTATGTGGGATTCTGGGCAGGACGCTATTTGGCAAGTTCCGTCTATTCCTTCGATTGTTGACGCTTTAGAACAGGCTTACAAGGCTGATCGCGGAGTATCTGATGTGGCTGTAAAGTTTGCTAAGGACTTCGATGTGGATACTGTCTTCGACAAGCATTGGGTTCCGGTACTAAAGAAACTACTTAAATGATTCCAGTTCTTGGTTTCGCTACTCTAAAGAGGTTTGACCTTGCTGATCGCCTTCTTCGTTCTGTGGACTATCCTGTGGAACATCTCGTGGTGGTTGATAATTCGGGAACTCAACAATGGGAGCCTGTCAAACCTGATCTGGTTAGGAATATGTGGGTTATTCGTGTGCCCTACGGTCTTGGCCTTGTCGGGGCTTGGAATCTAATAGTCAAGTCAACCCCTTATGCTCCTTACTGGGTACTAATCAACGATGATGCTTGGTTTGCCCCTGGTTCTCTAGAAACAATTGCGAAAGAGGTAAACACAGATGCACTCAACTTTGTGGACATCAATCCGCCGTGGTCATGCGTGGTCTTCGGCGAAGGCATGGTTGAAAAAGTTGGTCTTTACGATGAGCGTTTTTACCCTCTTTACTTTGATGACAATGACTTGGAACGTAGAGTGGATCAGGCCGAGGTTCCGAAGGTTAGCATCGCAGCTAAGGTCTTTCACGAAAACTCCTCAACGCTCAATAGTGGGTATCAGGTACAGAACCAGAGGTCTTTTGTGGCAAATCACACGCTCTATGAAATCAAGGGCCGAGAGGACGACTTCTCACAGGGTGAGTGGAGCCTCAAAGTCAGAAGGGCTAACCGATGGGACTGAGAATTTATACAGGGGGGACGTTCGACCTCTTCCACGCAAATCATGTGAACTTTCTGAAGCGTTGTGCAGATCTTGGCTCTGTGACTGTTTCCCTAAATACAGATGAGTTTATTGAACTATATAAAGGCAGAAAGCCAGTAATACCTTATGAAGAAAGAAAAAACGTCTTATTGGGATGTCGCTACGTTGATAACGTCATTCCTAATTTTGGGGGCATTGATAGCAGGATCGCTATTGGGATTAGTGAACCTGATCTCATAGTCATTGGCTCTGATTGGGCTCGCCGTGATTATTACGCTCAGATGGGCTTTGATCAGGACTGGCTGGATGAGCGTGGCATTGGGCTTTGCTACATTCCGTACGGCAAAGGTGTTTCTAGCACGGCTATTAAAGAAAGACTCCGTTTCAACGGTAGAATAGATTCATAGACTTAGGAGTTCCTCGTGGCAATTACCAATGGGTACGCAACTTTAGCGGATGTTAAAGCCGCACTAAAAATTACAGACAACATGGATGACTCTTTATTAGAGATCGCTGTGGAGTCTGCTTCTCGTCTGATTGACGGTTACACAGGTCGCTACTTTTACAACGCTGGCAGTGCTACTCGCAACTATGCAGCTAACGACAGTTGGACTGTAACCATTGATGACTTGCAAAGTTTGAGCGAATTGGCTACCACTGATGAGGTTGGCAATGCTTACACAACTTGGACTGCAAACGACTATCAACTAGAGCCTCTAAATGGCCTCTCAAACGGCCTCACACAGCCTTACACGAGCATTAGAGCCGTTAACCAGTACGTATTCCCATTCTTGGCTGACAGAGCCTTGGTGAAGGTTACAGGCGTTTGGGGTTGGGCTTCAATTCCTACTGCTGTGAAGCAAGCAACCATCCTTCAAGCCTCACGCATCTTCAAACGCAACGACTCACCGCTTGGTGTGGCTGGTTTCGGTGACATGGGTGTTGTTCGTGTTGGTTCACGACTAGACCCAGACGTACAGCACCTGGTAGATCCTTACCGTTCTATGCGAAACTTTGCATAATGGCAAGTATCACTGACCTTCGTGCAGGAATCACTGCCAACCTTGCTCGCATCCCTGGTCTACGCACATCATCTTTTGCACCAGACCTTGTAAACCCACCTCTTGCAATCGTTCAGCCGGACTCAACACCAGTTAAATTTGACATTGCAATGAACCGTGGACTTGATGAGTTCCGTTTTGTAGTCACTGTGCTTGCTCACCGTCAGGATGAACGCTCTGCACAGAACAAACTAGATTCTTACTGTGCTGGATCAGGCGATTTTTCGGTAAAACAGGCAGTAGAATATGATAGGACACTGGGTGGCGTTGCTAACGATTGCCGAGTGACCGAGATTAGCTCGTATGGCGTAATCTCTGTAAACGAAATCCAATACGCAGCTGCCGAGTTCCTCGTCACTGTGTATGCAAGCTAGGAGAATAAATTGGCTAAATATGTAGTCACAGGAAACAAGGTAAGCATCAATGGTGTTGACCTATCATCTTCAGTTGCTCGTGCTGAATTGGCTGTAAACGTTGCTGATGTTGACGTAACAGACTTCGGTTCAGCGGGTTACACTGAACTAATTGGTGGACTAAAGTCAGGTTCTGTATCAATTGACTTCCACCAGGACTATGCAGCTGCATCAGTCGAAGCAACAATCTTCCCTCTACTTGGCTCTATCGCTACCGCAGTTATCATTGCTGGTAACGGTACTGCTGCTTCATCAGCGACACCTGCTTACACAGCTACTGTCCTTGTTAACTCGTGGAACCCCGTAAGCGGCGCAGTGGGCGACCTAAGCACCGTATCAGTAACTTGGCCAACCTCTGGTCAGGTAACCAAGGCAACAGCCTAATCTAAGGATAAAAATTGAAAATCAATCTACGCATTGAATACAACGATTCATCTGAAGCAAAAGAGATCACTTGTTCTGCAAGCGACTTGATTGCTTTTGAGCAAAAGTTCAACCTGAGCGTCACCAAACTTGGTGAAGAAACTAAGTTGACACACTTGTTATATCTAGCATGGCACTCTGAGTTCCGCCGTAAGGCAACTGCTCTTGAGTTTGACCTGTGGGTAGAAACAGTGTCAACGGTTGGGGCTAGTGCAATAGACCCAAAATAGTTGGCTTGGGCGAGAGTTCAGCACATTGGTTTCTCGCTGGCCTAGCTTGCGAAACTGGCATTTCTCCGCGTGAGTTGATGCTGCTGGATGACCGTATGCTTTGGACGATGAACAGATGGCTCATTGCTAAAGCAACTGCTCGTTAATTGAAGACCCCCTCCAAAAGAGGGGGTTTTCTTTTTGGCGGTAGAATAGTTGTAAAGATTGGTAGGGATTCGTGGCTAAAACTATTAAGGTTAATGCTGGTGACCGTGTTGAGGTGCAGCTAACGGATTGGCGTTACCTTATTCGTGAAACACGTAAAATCGAACCTAAAAGCATTGATAAATTAAAAGTTAATGCCAAGCGTATTGGTCGTCCTGTTGAGAAGAAAATTCAAGAAGGAATTACTAATAAGTATGCAATTAAGGGTATGCAACAAAAGGTTGTGCCTGGTCGTTTGACTTGGGGGGCTGTTGTTCCGGCTAAAAAGACTGAGTTGCGTGTTGATACTCGTATGCGTAAAAAGGGCAAATCTCTTGTTTCTGTCTGGGTGATGTCCCCTGCTGTGGCTATTTTTGATACTGCTCGTAAATACGGCAAATTTGATGGCCAAGATACCAATTACTACGAATACAGCCGTGCGGTGGATGGTTTCCGTAAGCACAGGCGTAATAAGCAGGGTAAATACATGATTGAGGCTATGGATCGTAGCCCTGCACGTAAACAAGTGGCTAGGTCACGTGTTGTTTGGCCTTCTGGTCTAAGTGCTGTCCCTCAAGCAAATGCTGAGATGAACGTATTGTTGAATCAAGTTGCTGAAAAACTTAACGCAGAAATTCAGAGGAACGCCTAATGGCCATTATTTTACCTATTCTCTCCACTTTTAATGCTGCTGGTATTAAGGCGGCTCAGGGACAGTTAGCGGGTCTTGGCAAGTCACTTAAGGGTCTTGTTGGCCCTGCGGCTGCGGCTACCTTAGGTGTTCAGGCACTCCAAGGTGCTGTGCGTTTTGCTGGAGAAGCAGTTGCCGAGGCTCGTGACCTTGAACGCAACATGGCGGCTCTTGGAACTGTATTTGGCAACCTAGAGCCTCGCATGAAGACGTTTGTTGATAATGCTTACAACATGGGTTTGAGCCAAGTTGATGCAGCTCGTACTAGCACTTTCCTTGGTTCGGTTCTTAAACAAGCCGGATTGCCTATGGATGAAGTTGCTAATAAAACTGAGCAACTTACTATTCTTGCTCAAGACTTGGCAACCACTTATGGGTATGACACTTCTGAAGCATTGACCGCTATGACGGCTTTGTTCCGTGGTGAGTATGACCCGATTGAAAAGTTTGGTGTTGCTCTTAAGCAGAACGAAGTTAACGCCCTGGTTGCAGCTAAGGGTCTTGGACACCTTACTGGTCAAGAAATGCTCAACGCTCAACAGACTGTTCGTATGGAGCAGTTGTTCTTGCGTTCGGCTGATGCCGCGGGTGCATTTGCTCGCCAGTCTGGGACTTTGTTTGTCGAGCAGAAAAAACTAACTGCTGTATTTGACAATATGCAAGCAGCAGTTGGTGGCCAATTAACACCTGCCCTTGCTGGTTTGATGCAGGAATTGACACCTATTGTCGAAGATCTGACGCCTGTTCTTACTCAGACATTTTCCAGTATCGGCACAGTTATTGATGTAATTTCACCTATTGTGGGCTCGTTGGGCGACATTTTTGTTGACCTATTGGATACGCTCACTCTAGTTACTGATGCCATTGCTGGATTGGCTGAAAATGCTGCGCCGTACCTAATTGGTGTATTTGATCTTCTTGCCGAAACAGTTGACGTACTAAATACTGGGTTACAGCAAATTGGTGACTTTCTAGGTGATCTATCTGGTTGGGCTGAAGACTTTAACAACTCTGATGTAGGTAAGTTCTTTATTTCCTGGTCAGACAGCATTGTTGCGTCTAACCGCGGTCTTCAACTCATGCTTGATTTCTTGGACAGAATTAAGGCACGTGGAACTGAAGATTTAGACGCAAATAAGTTAACTGTTCGTCAGGCTGACCGCATCAATGGTTTTGTAGATCCGCTTGCAAAAGTCACTCCTGATAAGAAAACAAAGGGTGATGCTAAAAATGCTGTTAAAGATTTTTATGACCAACTGGCTGACGAACTTGCTAAACAGTCTGCTCGTTTAAAACTAAAGAATAAGGGTCTTTCAACAGATCTAATTGAATCTATTGTTGGCTCTGGCGAAGACTGGCAAAAAGTATTTAACAATGTTAAAAATTTAAGCAAATCTGGCATTTATGAACTTCAAAGTCAGTTCCGTAAAACTGCTGCTGGTCAAAAAGAGATTGCAAACCTTCAAGAGCAACTTCAAGCCAAGGAACATGAACGATACCTTGCAGCTAAAGAAGATTATGATAACCAGAAGAAAATCTGGGATGCTCAAGTTTCGGCTATTGAGGATCTAAGAAAAGCCCTTAATGACACAGCTGCTTCTGTAATTCCTCTTGCTGTTGTTACCCGTGAAATCGGGGCTTTTGAGTCTTCAACAATTTCAGCATTTGAAAACATTGCTAACACTATTGCTAAAGCCTTGGCTGACGGCACTTTGCTTAAATCTGCGGCTGACAACCTAACTGCTTATGCTCGTAAAGAGCAAGAAGTCATTCAGAAGTTGATGGCTCAACGTGATGAAATTGTCAATAAGCGTTCTATGGCTAAGGCCATGCTGGATGACGTTAAGGCTGCCGTTATCGGTGTCGGCAACATTACTACTTTGCTTCAGGCTAAGACCGAGCAGATTACACAGTCTGTTACAAAGATGGTTGGCAACATCACTGTTGTCACTTCTAAGACCATTGAACAGGTCACTGGCACAGGTGCTGGCGATCTTATTTCTAGTTTTACTAACATTCTTACAAAGACCAAGGCGTTTGCGGAACAGTTAAAGCAACTTCGTGCCCTTGGCTTGGACAATAACCTTTATAAGCAGATTGTTGATGCAGGTATTGATGCTGGTGGCCAGACTGCTAAGGCTATCCTTGAGGGTGGTGCTGGCACTGTAAGTGAATTGAACAGTGTCTTCAACGAGTTGAACATGGCTGGCGAGGAGATTGCAAAGCAGTCTGCCGAGGTCATGTACGGTGCTGGTGTTGACCTTACTGATGGCCTTATCAATGGTCTGATTTCGCAGGAACAGAAACTTATTGATACTGCGACCACGTTGGCTAATTCGTTTATGTCAGCGTTTAATAGCCAGGTCAACATTGCTACACCAATATCTGCGGCCCCTATTGCTCCAGTAGAAGAAACAATTGCTAAACAATTGCAACCTGTAACTTATACTCTGGATCAATTGTCTAAAATTGACCTTAAGACTGTAACTACGGACTCTTTGTGGAAGGAAGCAGCTGCTTTGGCTAAGAAGTTAATTGCTACTCCTCAATACAAGCCAGGCACTGTGGTAAACGTAACTGTGAAGGCTGACGTGACCACTAACGGTAAGACTGCTGGTCAGGCTATTTTGGCTGAGTTGAACAAGTATGCGAAGGCTAACTCATAATGCCAACACAGAAGGTTGAGGTTGGTTTTGACCTTACAGGTACTGGTGGGCCATTTCTGACCCTTGACGACCCTATTTCTGGGCAGTTAGATAACTTTGACTGGGTTTTGGGTGGGACACTGTTTTATGACATTACTTCGGATGTTAAAGCTATTGGTTTGAACCGTGGTAAGAACGTGGACATTGGTACGTTTTCTGCGGGTGAAATTGTTGTTGAGTTGAACAACCAGAACCGTACTTATGACCCTACTTACGTTGATAGCCCGTTCTATGGGAACATTGTGCCTAAGCGTGAGGTTCGCCTAAGCACTAACGGCATTAGACAGTTTAGTGGTGTTATTGACGACTGGAACCTTGAGTATTCTGTCCAGGGTGACGCTACGGCTACATTTGTGGCTTCTGATGGTTTCGTATTTTTTAACAACCAGACCCTGAATGGCGGTACAGCCACTCCACAGACCTCTGGAGCCCGCATCAACGCTGTTTTGGATAGCCCTGAGGTTTCTTGGCCAGCAACACTAAGAGCCATTGACACAGGCGTTACAACGCTTGGTGCAGACGTTATCGCCCCTGACACAAACGTTCTAACCTATCTGAAACTGGTTGAGCAGTCAGAGTTTGGGCGTTTCTTCATTGGTAAGAATGGTTATGCCACTTTCCTTGACCGCACCGTTGCAGCTTCATCTACTAACGCTGTGCACCTATCTGATGATGGTGCAGGTATCGGCTACAACAATCTAAAGATTGTTTACGGATCTGAGCAGTTGGCTAACGAAGTGGTTGTTTCTTCAGTTATCACCAATGGAACTGCTACCGCTATTGATACTGACTCTCAAACTGCTTACGGTATTTTTAACCTAACTTGGTCTGATCTTTTGATGGATACAGATCAGCAGGTTGAGGATTTGGCTGTTGTTTTGGCTTCAAAGTATTCACAGCCGGAATACCGCATTGACAGCGTAGACATTCACATTAATGACTTGTCTACCGAAGACCAGAACAAGATCATGGGGCTGGAACTGGGTGATGTAGTCAAAGTGACTTTTACTCCGTCTGGTATCCCACCAGCGATTGTAAAATACGCTGAAATTATCAGCATCAAACATGACACAACCCTTGAACTACAAACCGTCACCCTTGGTCTGGCAACCCTTGACTACACCTCGTTTGTTTTGGATGACGAAACCTTTGGTAGACTTGACGCAGACAATGGTCTGGGATTTTAGGAGATAAATAATGGCTGGTTTGGGACGTAAGGTCTTTACCGCTGGTGAGGTTCTCACCGCAGCTAATGTTAACGGTTATCTGATGGATCAGACCGTGATGGTTTTTGCGGGCACTGCTGCTCGTTCTTCGGCTATTGCTACTGCTTCTGCTGGTATGGTTTCGTACCGCACCGATGGCACTGTTTGGGAAGGCTATAACGGCTCTACCTGGGGGCCAATCGTTGACACATCAACATTGCTAACTGCTTCTAGCACTGCAACTCTTACAAACAAGAGCCTAAGTTCTGACCAAGTTACTACTGCTGTTAATACCGTTTCTGCGGCTTATACTGCAACAGCAGCTGACCGCAATGAAACTATTGTTGCAAATGGTACTGCGGCTTACACAATTACTGTGCCTGATTTGTTTAACATTGGTGACCGTTTGGATGTTATTCGTGATTCTTCAGGTACTGTGACTATTGCGGCTGGCACTGGTATTACTACTTGGGCTGGTATTGGTACTGCTGGTACTGCGGTTACTTTTAAGATTGACCAGCAATACAATGGTGCGACTATTCAGAAGGTTGCTGCTAACTCTTACCGTGTTATTGGAAAGATTACTGTCTAATGTCGCCTATTCCGTTAGGTTTTTGGGCAACTGCTGGTGCTAGTGCTGCTGTTGCTGGGTCTTATGAGTTGATTAGCACTGCTTATGGAACTGGTTCTTCAGATACAATTACTTTTTCATCTATTCCTCAAACCTATAAACATTTACAATTTCGTTGTGTAGTTAAAACAACCGCAAGTGCCGCAGCGAGGTCTTGGGGAATTAGATTAAATAATCAATCTGGTGTTTCTTATAGGTCACATTTTTTACGCGGTTATGGCAGTGTTCAAACGGCTGATGCTGGTGGTGGCAATGATGACAGAATTAGATTTGATGACGGTATAATTGGTAGTACAACAGGATATACAAACATTTATACTGGTTCAATTATTGACATTTTGGATTATTCAAGCACACTTAAAAATAGCACCACTAGAAATTTTGGTGGTTTTTCTGTAAGCTCAACTGAAGCCAATCGTGTGTTTTTAGCTTCAGGAATGATAGATGGCACTGGAGCAGTTTCAACGGTTTCTTTTATCCCTCAAGGTGCTGGGGATAACATCACTTCTGCCAGTCGTATCAGCCTTTATGGAATCAAGGGGTAAAAAATGCCAACATCTACTTATATACCTTTGGCAAACATTACACTAGGCTCTAGTGCAACATCAGTTACTTTTTCTTCTATTAGTCAAAGTTATCGTGATTTGGTACTTGTTGCTGCGGCCAAAATTACAGCTGGAACAGGCAACCTGACCCTTCGTTTTAATAGCGATTCTGGAACTAATTACACAGGTATATCTCTTGAAGGAACTGGAACCGCCGCTCAAAGCGGGTTTTTTAGTTCTACACAGATATACATCAATGTCAATAATGGAAGTATCTATACAGCTAGCGGCATAGACATTATAAACATTATGGACTATTCAACGACAGATAAGCATAAGACTGTTCTTGCCCGTGGTAATGGATTGGGAAGCGGAAACTCTGTTGGTGGCAATGCTGCTCGCTGGGCAAATACTTCTGCTATTACAACAATCCAAGTTTTAGCTGGTGGTGCTACTTTTGCTTCTGGTTCAACTTTTGCACTTTATGGAATTGCGGCTTAATTATGACTATGACTTTGGTAAGCACTACAACGCTTTCAGGTGCTGCAACAAATATTACTTTTAGTTCAATTCCGCAAACTGGTACAGATCTATTTTTGGTCTTATCCTCAAGAAGAACTAGCGGCGGCAATGTTTTAACAAGTGAATTATCATTTAACAATGATGTTTCTATTTCAAGTAGGCGAATATCGGGCAGCGGCTCAATCGTATCAAACAGTAATGGTGATGCACCTTATTTAACTTTTAGCCAAGGTACATCAACTAATGGTTCAACATTTGCTAGTTACATGATATATATACCAAATTACACAGTGTCAGGTACAAAAAGTTTTAGCATTGATGTAGTTACAGAGAATATGGCTACCGCAGCATATCAGTATCTAATTGCTGGGTCGTGGAATGGCACTGCTGCTATTACTTCAGTAAAATTTGATGCGGGCGATACTTTTGCAACAGGAACAAGTGCTTCTCTTTACATAGTTACTAAGGGTTCCGGCGGGGCAACCGCAAGCTAATAAGAAAGAAAAAAATGACTGAAATACTTACCAAAATCGTTGTGGATTGCTCAACAGGTGAACAGACTGAGGTTCCTTTGACTGCTGAGGAAATTACCCAGCGTGAACTTGATGCACAGGCTTATGCCGAACTTAAGGCTATTCAAGAGGCTGAGGAAGCGGCTAAGGCTGAGGCTAAAGCAAGTGCTGAGGCTAAGCTTGCAGCTTTGGGTTTGACTGCTGAAGAAGTATCAGCAATCCTCAAGTAAAATAGACTAAACGGCCTACGCAACCGGACAAGAAAGACCGATTGTGTCAGACCAAGAAATCGTGCCAGTATGGGCGCAAGAACTCATTAGAGAAGTAACCATTCTTAATGAACGCCTACCAAATCACATCACTTGGACTGAGCGTAATGTTCTTGATCACGAAAAGCGCATCCGCACCCTTGAGCAATTTCGCTGGATGATTGTTGGCATAGTTGGTATTGCTGGCGTTCTGGGTGCTTTCGTAACTAAGTTGCTAGGACTGTAAATGTCTAAGGTCGCTAGATTTGTAGCGGCTACTACGCTGGCCTTCGGTTCTCTTTTTATTGCCACCCCAGCTTTTGCTTCTGAATGGCAAACAACAACTGGAAATGTTGCTAATGGCTCAGTCCAGTTCTCTTATTACCTTGGCACAGCCTCACAAACCTTAGAAGCACCTGAAGGCTCAACCCTCACTATAACTATTGACAACACCATTGCTAACCGTATTGGTGCTGGTGACCCTATCCCTGATACTTGGTCTGTGACTGTCAATGGTCAAGTGTTTTCTGGCGATGTTGCTGAAGTTGCAACTGTCACTGTCCCTGTATCTGGAACTGTTGAATTGGTTGTTTCTGGTATTGATAGGGGTTTCTGGGCTGGCTGGTATGGGCCAATCTTTTCTGCCCCTGTGCTTAGTTCACCTGAACTAACTCCTGAACCTAATTGGTGGTCTGGTGAAATCTG